CCGCGTGGGTGCCCCGGCCGCGCCGATCTGGCGGGCCAGCTGGCCCACGCGCGCCTGGGCCGCCTCGAGCTGGGTCGCGGTTGCCGCGGCGCCGGTGCGCAGCTCGCGGAAAGCGCCGACGTCGCGCTGCACCTTGTCTAGTTCCTTGAGGCGATCGCGGGTGGCTTTGAGCGCGGCCGCCGCCTGGTTGCTGCCGCCCATGATGCCGCGCAGCGGCCGGGTGGCGTTCTCGACCAGGTTAAGGAGTACTCGTAATTTCAGGTCATTGGACATGGGTTCAATCTCGCTCTTTCTTCGGCTCGACCCGGACCCGCGCCCGCTCTCGCCACTCGGCTAGTTCTGTGAGGGTGAAATCGGCCATCGCCTGGGGTGTCCAGTGGAACACCATGGCGATATCGGCCATGTACTCCTCTACGCGGTCTGGGAAAGGTAGGCTTCCACTGCCTTCTTCGGAGCCAAAAAACCGGCAAATTTCTCCCCCATCTGGATCAGGTCGGCGGGGTCCATGCGCGAGATCTCGGCGTCGGTCAGGATCGGGCTGGTGATGCGTGGCAGGACCTTGCACAGCGCGTCGACATCGAAAGTGATAAGGGCCTGCAGGGAGGTGCCGCGCAGCTCGCCGGCGCTCGGCTTGCGCAGGGTCACCTCGGTGATCTTCGTTTCGCCGCGCTGGATCGGGGTGTCGAGGGTGACGGTGTTTGGGTTCTCGGTGCTCATGGTGTGGTGTTTTCCGGTGATGGGTAAGGGGGAGGCCGCCGGCGCGCGGCGGCCTGGGATGGGTGGGGATTACGCCAGGCCCATGGCCTTGCGGTCCTTCTGCAGCCGATCGACGCCGTTCACTTTCTCGATGCCGTTCATGACGTCGATTTCGATCACGTCCTCGCCATTCATGGTCAGCTTGTAGTAGCTCACCTGGGTGGTGATCTTGAAGTTGGTGTCGTCGCCTGGCTTGGAGGTGCCGGGGTCGATCTCGCTGTGGCGGCCGCGGATCACCACTTCGACGGCGATCGGGTCGGCCTGGTCCTCGGCGCGGTAGGCGCCTGCAAAGCGCAGCTGTACGCCGTCGTGGGTGGTGACGCCGTACTGCTCGAGCACTCCGCGCATGATGCCGCCACAGGTCCAGTCCATTTCCAGGGCTTCGCCGCCCAGGTCGATCTTCACCGGGCGGCCCATGCCGCCGCCGCGCCAGTCCTCCATCTTCCGGGCCAGCTTGGGCAGGTTGACCTCGGCAACTTGGCCCATGTAGCTGACGGCGTCGTTGAACAGGTTGAAATTCTTCAGTTTGGTGGGCATGCCCATCGTGTTTTCTCCTTGCTATGGTTGGATGGGGTTACGCGCCCACCTGGGCGGCGAAGTCCATCAGGTATTTGTCCGTGATGCGCTGTTGCAGGGTCAGGTTTTCCAGCGGCGGGACCGGGGTGTAGTCGTAGTCGATCACCAGCTTGCCGGCCTTGAGGGTGTCGGCCGTGTTGTCCGCTTCGCTCATCCAGGCGCTGCCGCCCAGCAGGTAGCCCTTGGCGACCAGCTCGCGGAACTTAGCGTTGATGCTTTCGATAATGTCGCGCGGCAGGGACGGGGTCATCGGCTTGTCCATCCCCCACAGCTGGGCCTCGGCCATGGTGTCGGCCAGCACCTGGGCGGTGCGGGTGTAGTTCTCGAAAGCGAACAGCGGCTCGTCTGAACAGGTACGCGAACCCCAGAACTTGAAGCCGCTCGAGCGGATCAGGGTCGTGACGTCGTGCTCGTTCAGGTAGCCGGCATCGGTGGCCGGGTCCTGCAGGTCCCAGAACACGTCGGCCGAGATGCCGGTGGGGCCGTTGACGGCGACGTTGGAAATGGTCTTGTGCCAGCCGGTGTCCTGGTCGATCTTGGCGCGCAGGCCCAGGGCAAAGGCAACGGCGGACACGGCCTCGGTGCCGGTGTTGGTGGTGTTCCACTGCATGAACTCGGGCCAGATCAGCATCAGCTCACGGGCGGCGAACTGTTCGCGGTAGGCGATCACTTCTTCCTTGGTTTTGCAGTCGTAGGCGTAGGCGTAGGCAAAGCCGCGCAACTTCTGGGCGGTAGTTGCCAGCGCCGCGGTCACAGCCTGGTTGTCCAGGTAGGGCGCGCCGATGATGCGGGGCTTGACGCCCAGGACGGCCTGGGCGGCCAGCAGGGCCATGATGCCGGTGTACTTGCCGTCGACGGTGACAGTGCCGATGACGTTCGACGTGGTGCCCGCGGCGTCGTCGTCCTCGGCAACACGTACAACAACGGTCAGCGCCTTGGTCTGCAGGCCGATGGCGTTCAGCGTGCGGCGCAGGGTGCCGTTGCTGCCGGCCTTGGCCTGGGCGGCAACCACGTCCGTGACCAGGACAGGGGTGTTGAGGGGGAAGACGCTCGCGTCGGCATCTTCTGCCGTGCAAACGACACCGATCACGGCCGTGGAAACGGTGCGGATCGGGCGCGAGCCTTGATTAATCTCGATGACGCGTACGCCGTGGTGGTAGTCGTCAGCCATGTGTTTTTGCTCCAGGTTGGATAAAAGGGGGTGGCCGAGGGGTCGGCCGCTTCGATTGAATGATCGTGCCGACAGCATGGCCCGCGCGTGCGCGAAGCGCAGCAAGTTGAGGTTGTTCCGGTGGTGGGCACAAAAGAATCGGCCGGCGCCTGGGGAGGGGCCGGCCGATGGAGGCGGGGAAGGGCGTCAGGCGGCGCGGAGGTCCAGCATCTCGGCCACGTCTGGATGCTGCAGGAGGAAGTCCCTCAGTTTCTCCACCGGGCTGCTACCTGGTGCATCGCTCTGCAGGGGATTGGTGACGCCGGTCAGCTCCCAGGTGTAGCCATTCCAGCGCGGCCAGGTGCCCTCGGGCCACGGCGCTGGCGGCGGGACTTCGACGGTCCTCGCCGGCATCAGCCACGCGCCTGGCTCCATCGGGCTGGGATCGGCCACCGTGTCGCCCATGTAGCGGCCGGCGACGTCGTGCTGATACACGACCTTGGGTTTTGGTTCGTCCATGTTCATCCTCAGTACTTGACGCAGGCCAGGAGCGCGATATTGCGGGGCCGTGCCTCGGTGCCGCCGGCCGCATCGACCGACACAGTGTGCGCGTGGGTGCCGGCGGATCCGGTAGTGCGCGAATCCGTTCCTTCCCACACGCCGGTAAAGTTGGGGCCTGCCTGAATTTGCGGTCCGCCAGGCGGTGGTACCGGCCGGCCGTCCAGGTACGAGTGGGTGTGCGATCCCGCCGAGTTAGTCGCACCCGTGTGGGTGTGGGACAGGTTCTGGCTGGCCTGGGTCGTGCCGAAGGTCCGGTAGGCATCAATGCCGCGGCCGTCGTCCCACCCGCGCGGGAACTCGCCGCGCAGGTCGGGAAGGTTGAAGGTGTTGAAATTGTCGCCAGGGCCAAAGGTGGTCCCGATCGCCGCAAACAGCGCGGCGTAGGCGGTGCGGCTGACAGCCGCGCCGTTGGCCTTCAACCAGCCGGCCGGTGCCGTCGATCGCGCGTAGTAGGCCACCAGGCCGGCCGGGGACAGGCGGTCGGCTTCTTCCTTGCTGTAGACGTCCAGGTTGGTGCGCGCCACGGCGGCATCCGATACGTCCGCCAGATTGCGATCGCGCTCCAGGGCCGGCGCCTGGGTGCCTGCCGGCTCGTTCTGTACGGCGATCAGCTTGGCGCCGGCCGCATAGGCCTGGCCCAGCACGATGCGCGTGTCTGGGTCCTCGGGGGCGCGCGTCCATCCACCGGCGCCGGCAGCCGCCGGCAATCGCTTGCCGTCGATGTATACCGCCAGGCCATCGGTCGTGGTGAACAGCAGGTCGAGGCGGGTTTGATTGGCGGCCAGGGCCTGCTGTTCCTCGATCGTCTGCACGATCACGTTCACTTCGCCTTCGTCGGCCCATTCGACGTCGCCGTCCGTGTTGGTCCGCTTGCGCAACACCTGGCGCGCGGTGCCGCCAGGGATCAGGGTGGCGACGGTCACGTTGTTCATGACCCACATGTGCGTAGCCAGGGCCACGTTGGGGTCGATCTGCATCGTCACAATTTCAGCATCGGACACTTCGAACACCAGGCGGACCACCGCGTCCGAATAGGCGCCTTCGGCCTCGGTCGGCTTATAGGTTTCGGGCAGGCTGGCGACGGCGAACAGGGCGCCGGCGTCGTCATAGATGCCGGCCTCGCGCATCGTGAAGCCGGCCAGCTCGATCGGGAGAGCCACCTCGGCCGAGTACTGGCGCGGGTTGTCCGGGTTCTGGACGATGCGGTTGATGGGCAGGCGGGTGCCTGCAATCTCGCGCACCAGCTTGTCCTGCTCCATGGTGGGAGCCGTAGGATTGCCGCCGCCGTCGCCCACGGCCATGTGGGTGAGGTTGATTTTCAGGCCCTGCATCGCGCCCTGCACCATGCGCTGCAGGCCGTACCTGGTGAGGATCGTTTTAAATAATTGCATCGCTTTTCACGCTCTCAGTTATTTGCAGTGGCAACCCGACGGATCGAATGGGTCGAGCAGGTTCAGACATACCCAGCTGGCCAGCGCCTGGCGGTACCCGGTGCTGTTCTTTTTGTGACGCGACACGCGCGCGGTTACGACCCACTCCCGCGGCAGTTCCAGGAACAGGACCGTACAAACCAGGGCGTTGACCAGGAAGTCGGACAGGTAGCCGATGGCCAGCACGATCTTGCCGATGAACTCGGCCGGCTTCGTCAGGCTGCCCGCATCGCGCGCGCGCATCAGCGCCGTGACAGCGAGGAACTGGCCCCACAAGGAGAACATGGCAAGCGGGAAAGCCAGGAACAGGATCAGGGCCAGGGTGTAGATAATTTTCATTTGTCAATCTCATCAAAGGCATTAATAAGGGAGGGCGGGACGCTTGCCACGATGGCGGCGTATTCCTTTTTGACGGCCAGCTCCAGTGCCGCCAGGTCGAGCGCAGCATATGCAGCCAGTGCATCGGGAATCTTGGTAATGTCCAGCAGGCGCTGGCGAGCGGTTAGCACCGCGTCGACCGTGGGCTGATCGCCGGCGACGAACGCGGCCAGGCCGATGCCGGCCAGCCGGTTCAGGATTTGTTCACGCAGGGCGCGCACTTCAGCCAGGTAGGCGTTCATGCCAGCGCAGGGGGCAGCGGCT